ATAGTTACATATTGGCTGATAAAGGAAGATGCAAAGATAGAATAATATGGGTTAATAGAGATTTGTCAAAGCATGGCGACTTACAGTTCATTTTAAACAATGATCACTACAAGCCATCTTTTGAATACCAAGAAACATTCAACTTCTTATCATCTGATGAGATAAGTGTCTTTACAGATGGTACATTTACACCAACTAAAATTTACATAATGTACATGAGGTATCCTCAGTACATTAATAAAGAAGGATACATAATGCTTGATGGTGAACCATCATTCAATCAAGATTGTGAACTTGAGACATATCTAGAGGATGAACTTCTAGACTTGACAGTTCAAAACCTTGCAATGTACACCGAAAACCAGTCTGCTGTCCAGAGTTCAATCTACAGGATACAGACAAACGAATAAGTTTTTTAATCATTAAAATAGCACAAAATGGCTGATTTCTCATTAACTACGCTTTTCGTAGTGCCAGTAGGAAACACTCTACCTAGCTCTGGTTCTACGCAAAACTTGACCGCAGGTCAATTCGGTATCTTTAGAAGTGATTACAGTGTTGCAAACGCTGGTAACATCGCTGCTAAACCATACTTTTATTTAGCTCAAGGTAGAACAAACACATATCTTCAAGGTTCTAAGCGTTCTGACAAGATCGCTGGTTGTATTGATGGTACTTGTAAATCTAACGTTACTGAGTGGTACAAGGTGACTGGTTGTCCTCTTCCTGCTACACAAGTAACAGATGTATCTGGTTGGAATGTACAGTGTGGTGATATTGTAACACTTACACTTCGTGCACATTCTTCTTACCTTGATACATTGTATTTCAATGGTTTCACTCGCTCTGTAACAGTTCAAGCTCCTTGTTGTGAGTGTGGTGGTGATCCTTGTGTTAATGTTGATGTTCCTGCATTGATTGATCAGTTCATCTATCAATTGACTCTTCAGGCTCCTGGTAACAACCCAGACAACATCAACTTCAACGATTTCTATCAATTCCAAAGAATTGGTAACGATGCAAACGCTATCCTTCGTATTTCTGGTAAGCCTCTTACCAAGTATGGTCAGCCTTGTGATGTTGCTGCATTCCCTTGGGAGTATGACAGAATGTGGTTCCGTACATTCGTGTACAGTGGACCAGCTACTACTGCTGACTTCATTGTAGCAGATGCTTGTAACATTGTTGCTGATGCTCAAGTTACTCAACGTGCTTCTTATCCTTCAGGTACTTCTGATGAGATTATCCAGCTCGAAAAGAACTTCTACAGCTATCAAGCAGGTTACTTGAAGCATCTTTACAGAATGGCAGGTTATAACGAGAACTTTGAGTCTTGGGTTTCTGATGGTACTACCTACGATACCTACTACATCAAGTTCAACGAATATGACAAATCTGCTTATTCTTGGGGTGATTATATTAAAGAAGATAGCATGGTGATCATTGCTGCTCCTCAAGCGTTGAGTGCTGCAATTGAAGCTGTTCTTGAAGCTGGTCTTGGTCTTGTTGCTAGTGATAATGCTTGTGTAAGCACTACCTCTACAACTACCACTATATGGCCTACAACTTCAAGCACTACCACTCTTGTTCCTTAATAAGAAGTAGAAACAATATCATATAACCTAAGCCAGAGGTGAGAGGATCTTCTCAAATCCTCTGGCTTATTTATTTAGAAGAATATGGCAGACTTGAAATTAGACTTTTTAGTAATTCCTACGTACAACGTACAAACGTTGGGTATTGCTGATGCATCAACCTACCCAGCTTCTCCCCCTGTCAGTGCTCCTACAATAGAAATAGATGTTCCAGGATTTGGTCTAGTCAGCCTTCCATTTAACATAAATGACTTCAATATTTACACTTCTGCTTCATTAGGACTAACTTCAGTTGGTGATGCTTTGTTACCACTTCCTGATGGGGTTTATTATATTAAATACTCTGTTGCTCCTGCATATCAAAACTTTGTACAGAAAACAATAATGCGTGTTGACCAACTTCAAGAGAAGTTTGATAGTGCATTTATGAAACTTGATATGATGGAATGTGATGCAGCTATTAGAAAACAACAGATGGTAGATTTAAACAGCATCTATTTCTTTATACAAGGATCTATTGCTGCTGCAAATAATTGTGCTATTGCTACAGCTAATAAACTGTACAACCAAGCAAATAGGATGTTAAACCAATTCATAGCAAACAAATGTAATTGCTATGGTAATAACTATGTAAACAATTTCTATTAATATGGCAAACTGTAGAAACTGCGGTGTTAAAGTGGGATGTGGCTGTCAGTTGATAAACGGACTATGTTCAGCTTGCAACAACGCTATTAAACAAGCTAATAAAAGAATAAATAATGTTATATCCAAGGCTTACAAATTGTGTCGATTGTTCTAGTGTTCCTGTTTTACTTGCAGACATTGATTGCAAGCTTACAGAACTAGCCAATAATGAATACAATAATATTGTTTATGAATTAAATTGGCCTGTTCTAGGAACAGTGATTTGGGATCTTTTGAATTACAAAAGGATACTAACTTACAAGTATTGTAGCCCAGAGTATGCAGAATCCTTTTCTGTAGAACAAATAGCTAGTAGAGTTAAACTATTAATAAATAAATAAATTATAAAAATGGCCTGTTCAAATTGTTACAATGGATGCACTGAGATTGTCTCAGATAGGTGTGTGAGATACACAGGATTAGACGTACCTGTTCTAGGTATTCTATCAGGTGATTCTCTATCAGTTGTAGAAGCTTCTTTGATAGAGTTTCTTACATCTACTCTCAATGGCATAGGAATTAAACCTATTGTAGATCCTTTGATCATCTGTAATGTTGTTCAACAATATCTTCCTGATTGCGGTGAGTTTACATTAAATGACTACATAACAGCTCTTGTCAAAGCTGCTTGTGATCTGCAGGAACAAGTTGATGCTGTAGTTGCTGAACTACTTGTATTAAACGCTAACTATGATGTAGACTGTTTAACAGGAGTTACATCCACTTCAGATACACATGCTGTTCTTCAAGCAGTTATTACAAAGCTTTGTGATTTAGATGTAGAACTTGCAGCTCTTGCTTTAGATGTTGATACTAACTATGTAAAGCTTGCAGACCTTAACAGTTTGATTGCTGCTTACATTGCTAGCACAAGCACATCTGGTACAAAGTATTACACTAGAATGGTTCCTTATACAGTGGTTGAATACTACGGATTACTTACAGGAAACTTTGATGTAACAGGTGCAGGACTAAACGATTGGGAAAAAATATACCTATGTAATGGATTAAATGGAACACCTGATAAGCGTGGTAGAGTTCCTGTTGGTGTTATTGTTGGTGTAGGTGGTGGTGCTATGAATCCTGCAGTGGATCCAGCAACTCCTACAAACCCTAACTATGCTCTCAATGGAACAACTGGTGCCAACACTGTAACACTCAACACTTCTCAGCTTCCTTCGCACACGCACGTAGCTACTGTAACAGACCCTGGACACACTCATTTTACATTAGCAGATGTTGTTGATACAACTGGTGTTCTTCCAACAAATACAACAAGTATTGCAAAAGAAAGCACCTTTGGTTCTTCACAAGAAGAATATGCAATGCGTTCTTCTGCAATTACAGCAGCAATTTTAGGTTTGTCAAGTTCTAATACTACAGGAGTAAGCGTTACAAATGCTGCTGCTGGTAGCGGTGGTGCACACAGCAACATTCAGCCTGTCCTTGCTTGTTATTACATTATGTACATTCCTTAACAAATAAACTCTAAATAAATGGCATGTGTTCCAGGTTCACCATGTAATCCATTGGTTGTCAACACTGTATATCCAAGAAAGTGTAACAACGGATGGTTTGCTGGCTATCCAATATCAACAAATTTAATATGTTACAATGGTCCTACACTACCTAATTCAGGAGTGGAAACTGGTGACAATTTGAATGTTGTTTTAGAAAAGCTTGATAATGAGCTTGATCCTATCATATTAGCCCAAACATTATTACAAACAATTGCAACAAACGTTTCTCTTCTTACAGCCTTCTGTCAGATTGTAAATGGTTGTGTGGCTTATACAACTACCACTACAACTACTGCTGCACCATAAATTATCAAAAACCCTGTTTTGTTGGTTTTACAGGGTATCTCCTGGGGTTTCTACCCTGGGAGTTTTTTGTTTAAATTATAACCAACTTGGTTATTATAGATAACTTATTTAATTAAATAAATTTGGAGAATTTCAAAAATAGTTTGTATCTTTGTTGTAATTTTAACTAAAATCTAGTCCAATGGTAGGGAACCAGCATCTATTAGAACAGTTGCAACAAATGCTAAACTGGAAAAAAAGCAAGAAGTTTTACGCAGAAAAGCTAGGGATTACAGAAGATGAGGTGGATGCGTTGTTAAAGGAAATTAGAAAAAGTGAATTGTTGAGGAATGAAGCAGAGGTTTCAAATTACATAGATCAGCTTGAAGAAGCTGTTGTAAGGTTTGAAGAAGATTTAATTAAGGGCACAGGTGAGATAGTATTCAATAGCCCAGAAGAAATTCGTTCTCTGGAGGATCTTATTGAAAAGTGTAAGATTGATACAGACAAGTGGGAAATAACTAAGTATGTCCAGAACTACTGGGGAAATGGTTCAAATCCACATTGGCAGGTGAAAGCTTGGCTTGGTAAGAAAACCAATAGTCAAATATTTCAAAATGCTTTTGTAGATTTCTTGAATGAATACAAACCATGTTCTCCAGACATTGTTGCTCCTAAGTATAGTGCTGGAAAAGACAATGCGTGTCTTGTGATTAATAAGCAAGACTCACACCTTAACAAGTATGACGTTTATGGTGATAATAACATAAACAATAGATTTGGTGGCATCCTTGAGAAGGTGGAAGTAATTTTGAACCAAGCTACTCTGTCAAATAATCTCGATAAGGTAATTTACATCATTGGATCGGATGAGTTCAATAGTGAGTTTACAAACACCACAACAAAAGGAACTCCACAAACTAACATCCTACCATATCATGAATCCTTCCAAAGGATCTGTGAATATGAAGTTCAAATGATCTCTCTCCTCTTACAGAACGCATCTGAAATAGATGTTGTATATGTAGCAGGAAATCATGATGAGTATGTAGGATGGCACCTAATAACATGGTTGCAAACCTACTTCAGAAACACTGATAGACTAACCTTTGATTGTTCTCCTAGATATAGAAAATACATAAGCTTTGGAGAAAGTGCGTTAATGTTTAACCATGGTGATGCATTGAAGCCAGCAAAGCTAGCTGCAATCTTCCCAATGGAATATAGAGATGAATGGTCCTATCATACTAAGTTCTACATATTTACAGGAGATAAACACCATGAGTTAAGTCAAGATTTTAATGGAATTAAGTTTTATCAAATTCCAGCTTTCTCTAATGCTAAAAGTTCATGGGATGAAAAGAACGGATACACGTGTGCGAAAGCTGAAGTTACTGCATTCCTTATAGACGAAAATGATGGAATGACAAACATATTCAAACAATACTTATAATGTCAACATTAAGAAAATTAGTTTCAGATGTACGCTCAATGCATAAGCTTCTGTCCACGGACAGTCTTATCACTGATAGAGCTATTGCTTCTGAAGTTAAGAACAACTCTCTTTTACTAATTAAAAGAGAAACAAATCTCAGGAAGCTTTGGGCTACTGATACTTTGTTCACTACCATTCCTTGTTTAGAAATGGTAGAAGTTCCTATTTCCGAATGCTGTGATTTTGTAGACCCTTGTAATGTAGCAAGGAGCAGATATAAACTCCCTCGTATATCAGAAGGTAATTATCAATACCTTATTCAAGGTGTATATTCTATTAATGCTTTGAGTGGAAGAGGAACCAAGTTTAAAGAAATCACAGTGAACAGGTATGTTAACTTGATTAAGCTTCCAATTATAAAAAGAGAAACCTACTACTGGATAATGAATGGGTATCTATATGTTAGTAACCCACTCCTTCAGACGATAAGGATCTCTGCTTTATTTGAGGAAGAGATTCCTAATGAGATAATGTTTCCAGAATGTGATTGTGGAAAAGAATATACAAACGAAGAATGGTGCAAGAATCCATTGGATAAACCATACGCTGTTCCTGGGTATTTAGAAAAACAAGTTTTAGAACTTACTTCACAAAAATTGTTAGCATCCTATTTTAGAATCAAAACAGACATGACCCAGGATGGAGTGGATGGTCAAGCACCGAATGCTAAACCAACTAACTAATGAGAGTAAAAATAGACTGGAGAAGTTCAAGCAGAGAAAACTACAACAACTTCTGTAAGAAACATCCTGAGGTGAAGATTTCATTCGATGAGTGGAAAAACATTGTTTACACATTCAACGAGTCTTTCAAAAATTACATACTAGAAACTGGAGAACGAGCAAAGCTCCCTTTTGGATTTGGTGAGTTTTCTATCAACAAGAAGAAGAGAAGAAAGATAAAAGGTGTTGATGGGAAAGAGTTTGTCAATCTTCCTATAGATTGGCCAAGGACCAAGGAGAAGGGAAAGGTTATTTACAACTTCAACTATCACACAGAAGGTTACTTCTTTGGATGGGTGTGGTTTAAAGAAACAGCTAGACTCAAGCATACAGATCTTTGGTACTTCAAACCATCAAGAACTACCTCCAGACTTCTATCCCACTACATAAAAACCAACGAGAAATATCAACATATTTATCGTGAATGGAAAAAATAATATAGATGTCAAATTACTACAGATATAATTTTGTTAGCCCAGAACCAGTCTACTCTACTGTTAAGGAGGAACTTAAATCCTACTTTGATACAGGAGCAGTGGATGACTTAATGTTCCCCACCTACCTAGACAAATGTCTTAGAAAGTTAGGAAGAGCAACTTATGTAATCAGCGAACAAATATTGTATATTGAAGACTTTGAAGCTAGGCTTCCAGATAACTTCTTTGCTGCAAGGGAAGCTTGGATGTGTACAGAGATTCCTCAAGATCCTTATCAAACACCAAACTCTTTTTATTCACAGGCAGTTGATCAAACCACTATACAGGTTAGTCCTGTTATTTCTGGAGGTCAGCCTTGTACCAATTTCAATTGTACAACAGGATGTCCTGAATGTATGCCTGAACTTATCCAAGCTGTATATAAGACCAATCAGCAGATGACTAGATCTTTTCAAAGGTCGTATTTGTTGAAACCAGGAACAATATCTGCAAGAGGTAATTGTGATGTTAGTTATACAGACGCTTGGGAATTTGTAAGTGCTCCTGCACCCTTGCGTGAGTTCACTCCTGGATCTGCAGGATATGATTCATTTGACGTAAGAGGTAATAAATTTGTTACCAACTTTAGAAATGGTGTTGTACATCTTATATTTTATTCTACAGCATATGATGGTAATGCTAACCAAATGATTCCAGATAACTATCGTATTAGGGAATACATTGAAGCATTTATTAAATATAAAGTTTTTGAAACTCTGGCAAATCAAATAAATGATGAAACCTTTGATCAAATTCAAAAGAAGTTAGGTTACTATAAAAACCTTTCTGACGAAGCTTTCATAATGGCAGACATCGAAATTAAGAAACAAGATGCCTGGACTAAGCAACGTAGAATTAAGAATGACCTTAATAGGTTTAACATGTACGAACTTCCAAATAGAGTAGG